TGCCAACGTGTACGTGCATGACACCAACTCCGTTTCCACGACGATCTCGGCATTGGCCGCGAAGACAACCACCCTTTCGGCCAACGCTTCTGTCAGCGCGACGGGTGTGCTTTTGCTGATCAACTCGTTGACCGCCAGTGCAACAATTACCGTGTTCCTGAACCAATCTACCGGCGGGCGAGCGTAATGCCGAGCAGGTCGCCTGCGCAACATCGTCTTATGGAGGCCGCCGCTCACACCAAGGGCGGGTTTGGTGGCGTCCCCCAGAAGGTCGGCAAGGAGTTTGCCAAGGCCGACAAGGGCAAGTACGCCACCGGCGGCCCGGCCCTACGGCCTACCGTGACCGACGAGCTGCGCAAGGCGCAGTTCGATGCGGACATCGCCCAAGCCAAGAGCGGCGACACCCGGGAGAATTCCCGTGCGGCGATGGACCGGCTTGCGGCCCGTGGTGTTGATCTCCCGGGCTTGGTGCGTGGGCGCATGCCGCTGGAGGCTGGCAACAAGGAGAATTACAAGACCGGCGGTGGCGTGTCCCTCGCCGTGGGCCGCAAGGAGAAGCTGCCCGTTGAGCGCGGCGCCGGGCTCACCGCCAAGGGTCGCGAGAAGTACAATCGGGAGACCGGATCGCACCTCAAGGCGCCGCAGCCCGGCGGTGGTGGCCGCAAGGACTCGTTCTGCGCCAGGATGTCCGGTGTGGTCGAGCACTCGAAGGGTGACGCACCCCGCGCCAAGGCGTCGCTGAAGCGTTGGAAATGCCCCGGCTGGTAAAGGACTGACATGGCGTACTCAGGCACCGTTGGACAGACGACCATAAGCGTCCAGAAACTGATCGACCACGGTGCTCGTCGTGCGGGTAAGCTCGCCGAGGAGCTGACGGTCGAGCAGGTCCAGGCCGCCAAGGAGTCGCTCTTCTACGTCCTGAGCAACCTGATCAACCAGGGCATCCAGTACTTTGCCATCAAGAAGCAGGTCATCGGCCTGATCGCCAACCAGTACGAGTACATGCTCCCGGTTGGCGGCAACGACGTCCTGAACGCGCTGTACAGGACCATGGCGCAGCCCTCTGGTGGGTACACCAGCTCCGCCGGCGGCACGGTCGCCAACGTCTACGACCAGGACACTTCGACGTACTGCGCGCAGACGTCCGCCAACGGCAACATCTCGGTCAACTATGGCAGCAACCCGGAGTACTTGGGCTCAATCGGATTCATGCCGTACGTCTCTGGTGGCGGCGGCGCGACCTGGAACTACGTGCTTGAGGCGTCCGCCGACAATGCCACCTGGACGGCCCTGTACACCGCCACGAGCGAGACGGTGACCAACGGGCAGTGGGTCTGGCAGGACATCGACCCGGGCGCCAACGTGTCGTACTACCGGATGCGCGCCACCGGCGGCACCACCCTGGCGCTGCGTGAGCTGTACTTTGGGAACAACTCAACCGAGATCACCATGTCGCGGCTCAACCGTGACGACTACACCAACCTGCCCAACAAGAACTTCACGGCCAACCAGCCGTTCCAGTTCTGGCTGAACCGCACGATCCCCCAGGCCACCATCACGGTCTGGCCGACACCGTCGAGCTCGTTCGTGCAGATGACGGTCTGGTACTCGGCCTACATCGAGGACGTCGGCGCCCTGAGCGGGCAGCTCGCGATCCCCGACCGGTGGCTGATGGCGATCCAGAACATGCTGGCGCACCAGATGGCCCAGGAGCTCCCCGGCGTTGACGTCGGGCGGATCCAGTACCTCGAGGTCCAAGCCGAGAAGTACTTCAACATGGCGGAGCAGGAAGAGCGCGACAAGTCGCCGATCTACTTTGCCCCGAACATCTCGGTGTACTCAAGGTAGGCCATGCCGCGCTTCCTCGACACCCGGGGCGGTTCGGACATCGCCATATTCATCTGCGATCGGTGCAAGATGAAGCGCGCGCACTCGGTGGCCCGGTCTGACCCGAACTTTCCCGGTTTGCTAGTATGCGACCAGGGATGCGCGGACGAGAAGGACCCGTACCGGCTGGCGCCGCGTCCGACTGAGAAGATCACAATCCGGTTTCCCAGGCCCGATGTCAGCATCGCCACGGACCCGAATGCGATTGAGACCACCGGCAACAACCAGTTTGACCTGTCGCCGCAGCAGAATACGCAGACCCCAACGAACAACGGGAACCTCGACACCTTGACCACCTCCCCGGGGCAGTAATGGCAAACGTAACAATCACCCAACTACCTGCCGCTGGTGCGATCACGGGGACGGAATCGGTCCCGATCGTCCAGAACGGGGTGACGGTACAGACGACGACTGCGGCGCTGGCCGGGTCACCCGTGCAGACCCAGACCTTCCTGACCAAGAACCAGGAGCCCACGCTTACCAACAGCCGCGCGCTGTCCAACGGGACCGGTGTGGGGCTCGTAGACGCGGGGGCGCAGTCTACCCTCACCATCACCCTGAACGCGGCTTCTGGGAGCCTTGAGGCGGCCTCCAACGGCATGATCGCCAAGACCGCCAGCAACGCGGTGGCCGCCAGGACGATGTCCTCGACCACCACGGGTCTGTCGGTTACCAACGGCGATGGTGTTGCGGGCAATCCGACGTTCGCGCTGACCGGGGTTGCCCTGGCGGTGGCCGGCGCAACGGGCACCGGCGCCCTGGCGCTGACGAGCTCGACGACGGTGTCGACCCGGACGATCCTGGGCACGTCCAGCCAGATCGACGTTACCGACGGCAACTTTGCCAACTCCCCGGTCATCGCGATCTCGGCGAACCCGGTGTTGTCGGGCACGGGCGGTCTGGTCATCCCTTCGGGCACGACTGGGCAACGCGGGTCGTCTACCAACGGCAACATCCGCTACAACTCAACGACCGGCCTGTTTGAGGGTTACAGCGGCGCCTGGACGGCCTTTGCATCGGGCTCCGGGGTAACGTCTGTTGCTACGGGCACGGGGCTCACGGGCGGCCCAATCACCAGTACCGGCACGATCAGCCTTGCCGACACCGTTGTCGTGCCGGGGGCTTACACGCGAGCGAGCATCACGGTGGACCAGCAGGGCCGGCTCACCTCCGCCGCCAGTGGTCCGGCGATCAATCTGGCGTCTGACGTCACGGGCACGCTCCCGATCGCCAACGGTGGCACCAACGCTACGACCAGCGCCGGTGCGGCCTTTGCGCTGAAGGGCGCGAATACTGACCTGACCTCTGTCGCGTTGACCACCGGCACGGTGAGCACCACGCCGTCCGGCAGCACCGACATCGCGAACAAGAGCTACGTCGACACGGTGGCCCAGGGCCTGGATACCAAGGCGTCCTGCGTCGCGGCGACCACGGTCAACATCACGCTGTCCGCCCCGCAGACAGTTGACGGAATCGCGTTGGTGTCGGGCGATCGGTGCTTGGTCAAAGACCAGTCGACCACCGCGAACAACGGCATCTACCTTGTCGCCGCAGGCTCGTGGACCCGGGCCCTGGACATGGACACCTGGGCCGAGGTGCCTGGGGCGTACGTGTTCATCGAGACCGGGACCACCCAGGCCGATACCGGTTGGGTCTGCACGAGCAACGCTGGTGGCACGATCGGCGTGACCGCGATCATCTGGGCGCAGTTCTCCGGCGCAGGATCCGGTGTCAGCTCGCTCAACTTCGGCACGACCGGCCTGACGCCGGCCAGCGCCACCACCGGTGCCATAACGGTCGCCGGTACCCTGGCGGTCGCCAACGGCGGCACGAACATCACCAGCTACGCGATCGGGGACTTGATCTACGCCTCGACCACCGGGGTGCTGTCCAAGCTGGCGGATGTCGCCACGGGCAACGCCCTGATCTCTGGTGGTGTTGGTGTGGCCCCAAGCTATGGGAAGATTGCGCTGACAACGCATGTCAGCGGGACGCTGCCTGTCGCCAACGGCGGCACCAACGCGACGACCGCAAGTATCACGTCGTTCAACAACATCACGGGCTACACGGCCAGCGGTGCAACGGGCACGACCAGCACAAACTTGGTTTTCTCGACCTCGCCGACGTTTACGACGAGCATAGACTCCGGGGTAACATTTACGGCCTTTGCCGGGGCTACGACTTTACTCACTATAGGTGGCACAGGGGCAACTTCAGTGTTTGCAGTGCCCGGAACGCTAGAACAATCAAGCACAACTGGGGCTATGACGGTAGCCGGTGGCGTTTACATAGCCAAGAAATTGACTGCAATTGGCGGCATTTCAGGCGGCACATTCTAAGGAACTACGATGGCAGCAACAGGCTTTACCCCCATTTCGTTGTACTACACGACTACAGCAGCAGCAACCCCTTCAGCGGGAAACCTCGTTGCCGGGGAGTTGGCAATTAACACCCTTGATGAGAAGCTGTACTTCAAGAACAGCGCAGGGACGGTCAAGCTGTTGGCGAGCAACGGTGCAACGACCAACGTGTCTACCTTCTCGGCGGGCACCACTGGGTTTACACCGTCATCCGCTACGTCTGGTGCAGTTACCCTAGCAGGAACCCTGGCGGTCGCAAACGGGGGCACCAACGCCACCACGGCCAGTATCACATCGTTCAACAACATCACAGGCTACACATCTAGTGGCGCAACGGGCACGACCAGCACGAACTTGGTCTTCTCAACCTCACCGACGCTGACGACCCCCACAATCTCAGGCTATACGGAGTCAGTGGTAGCGATCACGCTAACGTCCGCTGGCGCTGTTGGTACGCTGGTTATTACGGCTGGCACTGTGCTTACCGCTACGCTGTCGGCTGGCGTGCCGTGTACGTTTGCTATGCCAACTTCCCCTACAGCGGGTCAATCATTCATCTTGCGCTTGACGCAGGCTGCAACGAGCATGACCACCGCCACGTTTACAGGGGTCAAATGGCCCGGCGGCACTGCGCCAACTATCACGGCAACAGCCAGTGCGGTGGACATCATCAGCTTTGTCTACATTGGCACTGCTTGGTACGGTAACGCAGCCCAGGCGTTCGCATAATGTTTGCAGCACTCAACTCTTTCCTGACGCGGGCGGTGTCGGGGTACTTCCTGAACAAATCCCTGCGCTTCCGGTCTAGTGCGAGTGCGTATTTGAGCAGGACTCCTGCTACCGCTACCAATAGGCAAACATGGACTTGGAGTGGTTGGGTTAAGCGCGGGAAGCTAGGGTCCGGTCAATTTTTAATGGACACCTATGATGGTGGTAATAACGAAACACTTTTTTTATTTACTAGTTCTGACGAAATTAGGTACGTTTTATACCTTGGCGCTGTTTATGCTGGCGTTAAGGTTACAACACAATTGTTCCGAGACCCCTCTGCTTGGTATCATATTATTGTTGTTCTTGATACAACAAACGCTACAGCAGCAAATAGAATGCTGATATATGTTAATGGTGTTCAAGTAACGGCTTTTTCTTCAAGTACTGACCCTGCACAAAATACAAATGGCTGGATAAATAACACTAGTCAACATAGAATTGGAAATGACTATTCATCCACTCTTCCTTTCGACGGTGAACTAGCAGAAGTCAACTTCGTAGACGGTCAAGCCCTAGCCCCCACAGCGTTCGGTGCATACAGCACATACAACCAGTGGTTACCCATCCGATACGCCGGGACATACGGGACCAATGGGTTCTATCTGCCGTTCACGAACACCACCAGCACATCAACCCTGGTAGCAGACTCCAGCGGCAACGCCAACAACTGGACACCGAACAACATCAGCCTCACTGCCGGGTCTACATACGACTCACTGACTGATGTGCCGACACTCACAAGTGCTACGGTGGCGAACTATGCTGTGTTGAATCCGTTGGATAACACAAACACTGGAACACGAACAATTCAATCAGGCAACTTAAACGTAAGTACATCTGGAAGTGGTGGAGCTAGAGCTACGTTTCAGTTTCCAACTACCGGAAAATTCTATTTTGAATGCACTTATGTATCCGGGACATGGGGTGGCAATAAAGGTTTTGGAATTGGAACAAACATAGCGGATATTTCTGGAACAGTTATCCCAACCGCATGTGTTACATACAACGTAAACGGAAATAAAACAAGCGGCGGGGCTTACACTGCTTACGGTTTAAGTTATACAACAACAGATACAGTGGGGATTGCTGTTGACCAAGATGGCGGGACCGTTACTTTTTACAAAAACAATGCGAGCCAAGGCGCAATAACTCACGGGTTGAGTACTTCTAACTTATTTCCGTTATATGTTGATCCGTCTTCTTCTGGGTCTGTGCAAGCATTTAACTTCGGCCAGCAACCCTTCGTCTATCCCACCTTGCCCACCGGTTTCCTCCCCCTCAACACGTTCAACATCTAATCATGGCAACTACATTTGCAGTACCAGATGGCCGGGTAGCGATGGCTGCTACGACGTATACGGGGACGGGAGCTACCCTGGCGGTGAGCAATGCTGTAAACACGGTATCGTTCCAGCCTGATCTGGTGTGGTTAAAAGCAAGAAATGATATCTATGACCATTATTTGTTAGACTCAGTCCGAGGCGCAACTAAAACAATTAGTTCAAATTTAATTACCGCAGAAGCTACTTATACAAATAACCTAACCTCATTTAACACCAACGGGTTTAGTTTAGGAAATCAAAATAACATCAACTTTCTTACTAATACTTACGTCGGTTGGCAATGGAAAGCCGGTGGCACAGCGGTCAGCAACACTGCGGGGACTATCACATCGTCGGTGAGTGCAAACACCACTGCTGGGTTCAGTGTGGTGACGTACACGGGCACAGGGGCTAATGCTACGGTGGGGCATGGGTTGGGTGTTGCTCCGGGGATGGTGATTACTAAGTCAAGAAGCGATAATACTTATGGCTGGGCAACGTATCACACATCTGTTGGTGCAGGCGGTTGTTTGTTTATAAATACAACAGGCGCAACTAATTCTGGCGTAAACATTTGGAATAACACCGGCCCTACAACCTCTGTTTTTTCTATTGGCACAGACGCATACGCCAACTTTAACACTAAAACCTACGTCGCATACTGCTGGGCACCGGTAGCAGGTTACAGCGCATTCGGTAGCTACACGGGCAACGGTAGTGCGGATGGTCCGTTTATCTACACTGGGTTTAGGCCACGGTGGGTAATGATTAAGTCTAGTACAGACGCAACAGTAGGTTGGCTTGTGTATGACTCATCTAGAAATACATACAATTCAACAGGCGCAAATTTGCGCCCAAATACTGCTGACATTGAAGGAACACAAACAGCTAATTTGTTAGATTTTGTGTCAAATGGCGTTAAGATTAGGGGCGATAATACCGGGTCTATTAACTTATCCGCCGCAACATATATCTACGCAGCCTTTGCCGAGTCCGCTTTTAAGTTTAGTAATGCGCGCTAGGTAACCCATGAACCTACCCCAACTGCCCCCGGACAAGGCGAACCATGCGCTGTATGGAGCCTTGATCTTCAACGTCGCCTTCATGGCTTCCCGTAGCCTTGCC